AACTTTAGGAGATTAATATGGCACAAAGCCCAAGTGGAATACCGAGCACTAATAATTCGGTAATGTCAATTACCCGTTCGGGTAGAACCGAGCCTTTTGATTTACAAGTAGCCCGTGGTCAAATTACTGGTCATCAAACTGTAAGTCTTTTTGCTTATCAAGCATCTGTTGGTACAGCTACCAATATTGCTATTTGGGAAAATGCAGCTGTTTATGTATACCCAACAACGGCTTCAACCTTGCTTATTTCAAGTAATAACACTGCCGACGTTGCCCCAGCTGCTGTTTTTATTAGCGGTTTAGATGCAAACTTTAACCCTATTTCAGAAACTGTTGTTTTAAACGGCACTGCAACTTCTACAACTATTGGTAGTTACTTACGTGTAAATTCGCTAAGTATGGTTGGTGTTGCTTCCGGTCAAACATCTAATGCTGGTATTATTACTGCTAAACAAAGTACTAATACTCTGGCGCAAATTAACGCTGGTATTGGTAAATCACAAAGCACAGTTTATACAGTCCCAGCCGGCTACACTTTTTATTTAGATTGGGTAGAGGCTAATACTGGTAATAGCTATACTGGTTCTACTATCGTAACTTATAAAGTACAAGCTAAAAATAATATTAATGGCGTAACTTTGAACGTGTTGCAACAACCATTTGTATCTATTTACACAGCAAGTCGTGTAGCAGATCCGTTTGCGTATACCGAAAAAACAGACATTCAATGGCAGTTATACACAAGCACTGGAACTGTTCCAGTAGGTATTATTGTGACTGGTAAATTAATTTCTAACGGAAGCTAACATGGCAACTAAGAAAAAAGGCCCATCACTTGCAGTTGGTAGAGGTGAGAAGCTTCCAGTATCTAAAGGTGCTGGTCTTACTGCCAAAGGTCGTGCAAAATATAATCGGGAAACGGGGTCGCATTTAAAGGCTCCGCAACCTGAAGGTGGCGCACGTAAGAAGTCTTTTTGTGCAAGAATGTCTGGAATGCCGGGTCCTATGAAAGACGAAAAAGGTCGTCCGACTCGTAAGGCAGCTAGCTTAAAACGATGGAAATGTTAAGATGCAACTAGATGATCAAACTAAGTCAGAGTTAATGGAGCTGCTAAAAACAGCAGTTGCAGAAGCAGTAGAACACCACCCTTTATCCGATGAAGAAATTCAATGGGTTAGAATGGCAATTAAAGCAGAAGCTGAACGTGCTGCACTACGTAAAGCTATAATTGAAAAAACTTTAACTGGTTTAGTTTGGATGGCAGTAGTTGGCGTAGCTACTTTGCTTTGGTCTGGATTTAAGGATTATTTAAAATAATGCCAAGCGTAAGCAAAAAACAACATAACTTAATGGAAGCCGTAGCACACAATAAGGCTTTTGCTAAGAAGGTAGGAATTAAACAATCAGTCGGTAAAGAGTTTGCCAAGGCTGATAAAGGTAAGAAATTTGGTCTAGGTGGTGGTGTTGGTGTTACTCGAGGCGGCAAGAACCAAATTAACCGCCAAGAAACAAGGTTTGGTAGTATTCTAGGGCAGCAAAAGAATGCACCAGATGTTAATTTAAACAAATACGTCGGTAAAAAAACTGGCGGAAAGGTGAAGAAAAAATGATGGCAACTAAGAAATTTTCTCAAAAAGAGACTATGGGTAGCGAAACTATGGGCAAAGTTAAAACTGGCGCTCCTAGTATTGATGGTATCGCTGAGCGTGGTAAAACTAAGACCAAGTACCCAAAGATGAGTGGTAACACCATCGGTAACGGTCCACTAGTTAACTGCAAATAATCATGACCCCAGAACAGCAAAAGAAGTATTACGCTGATAACGCAGCAAAGGGTAAAGCTGCTGAAGCTAAACAGGACTACGAGGTTTTTGGATCTCGTGGTGATGCTGCTCGTAAGGGCATGGAAGAAGGTCGTATGGACGCAATGGGCAATGCCTATAAGAAAGGTGGTAAAACTATGGAACACAAGCACAATGTAGAACACGTTAAGCATCACTATGGCAAAGGCCATGATCACATGCATGAGCAAGAGAAAGTTTCTAAGATGTACGGTGAAACTCCTCACAAAATGCACCACGATCATGTAAAAGCCATGTGTGGTGGCGGAATGTCTAAGGCTAAGTAATGCGAGCTTCTCGTGGGATGGGCGATATTAACCCATCTAAGATGCCAAAGGCTAAAACTATTGTTCGGAAAGACAATCCGAACGATGTCACTATGTATAAAAAAGGTGGCAAAGTTAAAGGCTATGACGCTGGTGGAGCAACTATAGGTGACCCAGTACTTAATTACCAAGACCAAACAGCGCTAATGCAACAAGAAACAAAAGGCTCTAAAAAAGGTGGTAAGGTTGGGCTTTATGCCAATATTCATGCAAAGCAGGCACGTATTAAAGCTGGCTCTGGTGAAAAAATGCGTAAAGTTGGATCTAAAGGCGCACCTACAAAAGAAGACTTTATCAAGTCTGCTAAAACAGCAAGGAAAAAATAATGGCTACTAAAAATTGGATTAAAGATGCTATTAAAAAACCCGGTGCGTTGCGTTCTCAATTAGGCGCTAAACCCGGTAAACCTATTCCGGCAGCCAAATTAGCTGCAGCTGCAAAGAAACCCGGCAAGGTGGGTAAGCGGGCTAGGCTGGCGGAAACCCTGAAAGGGCTAAAGAAATGAAAAAACATATTAAAAAAGCTTTACAGTGGGCACTAAGTAAGTTTGAACCAGATCCAGCTGAAATAGCGGCTTGGCCTTTTCCTGTTCCAAGCGAGGACTTTGAGCCACGCCCAAAGAAGAAAGCCCCTTCGTTAAAGAAAGCCACCACACGGACGGTTGCTAAAAAAACTGTTGCTAAAAAGAAAGCTAAGTAATGGCTACTTCAGGAACTACATCGTTCAATTTAGACATGGGCGACCTCATTGAGGAAGCTTTTGAGCGTTGTGGTTCACAGTCCCGTTCTGGTTACGATTTTAGAACGGCACAGCGTAGTTTTAATATGCTCACTATTGAGTGGGCGAATCGTGGCATAAATCTTTGGACTATTGAGCAGGGGCAAATTCCTATCAATATCAATGCAGGTCAGATTAGCTATCCAATTCCTGTAGATACAATCGATTTATACGACCACGTTATTCGTCAAGGTTCAGGACAAAATCAAATTGATATTAACATCACCCGTATTTCTGCAGATGATTACCTTGATTTACCAACTAAAAATGCTTATGGACGTCCTATTCAAGTTTGGATTGACCGCCAATCAGGAAACGTTGACTCGACACCAGTGACCACCGTAGCAAGCGGATACCCTATAGCGTCTACGGATACAACTATTAACGTAACGTCAACTGCCAATATGCGTAGCCAAGGCTATATTAATATTGACGGCGAAACTATTCTGTACCAAAACTTAGGCACTGCTGTAAATGGGCAGGCTAATCAGCTTTTAAATTGCTACCGTGGGATGAACGGCACTACCGCTGCGTCTCATTCAGCTGGGGCTTTGGTATATAACAACTACCTACCCAATATCAATATTTGGCCTACAGGGGTTCCGGGAACTCAGTATCAGTTTATTTACTGGCGTATGCGTCGCATACAGGACTCTGGCACGGGAGTTAATACCGAGGATATCCCATTCCGGTTTATTCCTTGTATGGCTGCAGGATTAGCTTATTATTTAGCTATGAAATTACCTAATATTGATATGAACCGTATCCCTTTATTAAAAGCAGACTATGAGCAGCAGTTCCAATTAGCCGCCGACGAGGACAGGGAAAAAGCGTCTTGGCGTATGGTTCCACGTAATTTGTTTTACTCTAGGTAATTATGACCGCATCTAAGTTTGCTTCTGGCAAGCACTCGATAGCCGAATGTGACCGGTGTGGGCAAAGGTATAAGTTGCATCAGTTAAAAACTGAGATTATTAAGACACACCCATTTAACATTAAGGTTTGCCCTACTTGCTGGGATCCAGATCAACCACAGTTACAACTTGGTCTATACCCTGTAAATGACCCACAAGGAGTGCGTGACCCAAGACCGGATGTAAGCTATTATTCGTCAGGAAATACAGGGTTATATGTAAACCCTAACGCTAGTAACAGTGTAACTAATGCTGGGTATCCTAGCGATGGTAGTAGACAGACCCAGTGGGGTTGGAATCCTGTAGGCGGGGCACAGGGTTTTGCAGATGCATTTAGCCCCAATGATTTGAATTTAGCCATTACAATAGGCACAGTAACCGTAGTAACAACTTAAGGAGTAGTAACATGGCAAAGATGGAAAGCATGAAAGAAGATATCAAGCAAGATAAAGCTATCGTTAAGAAAGCATTTAAAATGCATGATGCTCAAGAGCATAAGGGCGGCAAAGGTACTAACTTAGACAAGCTCAAAAAAGGCGGCATGGCTAAAAAAATGGTTAATAAAATGGCTAAAGGCGGTGTAACTAGCGCCCAAGAAAAAGCTATGGGTCGTAATATGGCTCGTGCTATGAACCAGAAGTCAAGCTCAAGAGGTCGTTAATATGGCTAAAAACGTTAAACCGGCTAGCGAGTACGCTAAGCCACATAAAATGTCAGGAAAAGAAATTGGTACTTCTGATGTAGAGTTAGGTGTTTGCTATGCAACTGATCCTAATACTTTAAAAGCAGACGAAGTAACGCCGGGTGGCATGCCTGCTATGCGTGTTTCTATTGGTAATAATACTCGTGGTCCTAAGACTGATGGTATTGAAATGCGTGGCGCTGGCGCTGCAACTAAAGGTCGTATGTCTAGAGGTCCAATGGCATAATGAATTACGTACAGCTTCAGCAACTGATACAAGACTACGCCGAGAACACTGAGGCGTTATTTGTTAAGGACATTCCTCAGTTTGTCCAACAGGCTGAAACTCGTATATACAATTCAGTAAACGTACCATCACTGCGTAAGAACGTAGTTGGTACTATGACATCAGGTAACCAATATGTGGCTCTCCCTATTGACTGGCTGGCAAATTACTCTTTTGCAGTTATAGATCCAACTACGGGGATGTATAACTATCTGATTAATAAAGATGTTAACTTCATGCGCCAAGCGTATCCATACGCCGCCAATAACGGTGTTGCATACCAAGGAACGCCAACTGGAACTCCTAAATACTACGCTCTTTTTGGTTCCCAATATGGTAATGTCAATGAAATGACTATTATGGTTGCACCCGCACCCGACCAAGCTTACCCTATTGAGATGCATTATTACTACTACCCACCTACTATTGTGCAGGGTATTATTAATGGGTTTAGTTCAATTACTAATGCTGGATCGCTCTACACTCCCGGCGTATATCCAGAAGTACCCTTAACCGGTGGAAATGGCTCAAATGCTACAGCTACAATTACAGTAGGGTCTTCTGGCGCAGTAACCAATATTACTCTTAATGATGGCGGTGTCTTTTATGTTATGGGGGATACGCTTAGTTTTAGCTCTTCTTCTATTGGTTCAGGTACTGGTTCAGGATTTACTGTAAACGTTTCCAGCGTATCTAATACAACTGGAACTAGCTGGCTTGGCGATAATTATGACCCTGTGCTGTTCTATGGTGCTATGCGTGAAGCCCAGTTATTTATGAAGGGTGAAGCTGATATTGTTGGAAATTACGAGGCTAAATATCAAGAAGCCCTATTAGAGTTTAGACGCTTCTGTGACGGTCTTGATCGTGGTGATGCCTACAGAGATGGTCAAACCAAGCTTAATATTAATCTTAAAGGTAATGTGGTCTCATGATTACCCAAACATCCTGCACGATTTTTCAGCAAAATTTGCTAAATGGGAATGAAAATTTCACTACTGGCAACTATAAAATTGCTTTATATACTGGGCTAGCAAACTTAGGTCAGCAAACTACAGCTTATACAACTGTAAATGAAGTTGTTGGCACAGGATATACGGCTGGTGGGTTACCTTTGACTATTTCTGTACCACCCACTCAAAACAACCAATATAACATCACCTACGTATCTTTCCAAAATGCGGTTTGGAACCCAGCATCCTTTACCGCTAGGGGGGCATTAGTATACAATGCAACTACAGGTGCAGCGTGTTTTGTATTAAATTTTGGGTCAGACAAGACTTGTACAACTAGCTTTACCATACAATTTCCGGCAGCGAATTATTCGTCCGCAATTTTAACCCTCGGTACTACTAGTAGTAGTATCAACTATAGTAGTCCAGACTAGGAGTAATTATGCATAAAGAATTTACAGGATCTGGCGATTACGCTGTAGCGACACTACAAGCTAATGCTGCCAATTTAGAAAACGTAGCGGCTGATGGTTACTACCATGTAATTTGCCACGATAAAGACGGTAACGTTAAGTGGGAAGACAGTATTGAAAACCAAGTTGTTCAACAAGGCAAAATCCTTGCAATGAACAATACCTTCTTTAGCGCTACTGCTATCGTTGGTCCATACTTAGGATTGATCGGTACTTATACCGGATTTAGCCCTACAGACACTTGGGCATCACACTCTGACTGGACTGAGTTTACTGCTTATACCGTATCCGGTACAGCCCAACGTGGTACAGCCGTATTTACAACTGCAACTGGAAACAACGCAACTGCTGCTGGTACTAATATTGTTTCTAGCGCTGCTACTGCTGTAACGTATACGATTGCGGGCGCTGGTGGTACGGTAGCTGGTTGTTTCTTGTTGACTGGTACAGGTGCTACTGCAGCGTTTACTAATACTTCAAGTGGAACTTTATGGAGCGCTGGTGCGTTCTCTGTAGCTAAGACTACTACCGCTGGAGATACCGTCACTGTAACGTACACGACTACTGCAACAAGCTAAGGGGCTTAAATGACCTTCATCGTTGCAGATCGTGTCCAAGAAACTGGAACCGTTAGTACCGGTACTGGCTCAGTTAGTCTGGCTGGTGCGGTAAACGGCTATCAGTCTTTTGTTTCTGGCATTGGTAATAACAATACAACGTATTACACAATTTATGACCCTACTGCATTTACATGGGAAGTAGGCATTGGTACAGTTATTGCTGGAACTCCAAATGCTCTACAAAGAACTACGGTTTTATCTAATAGCGCTGGCACACAACCTTCTAAAGTTAGTTTTAGCACCTCAAATACTTTAACGGTTTTTGTTACCTACCCTGCAGAACAAGCTATTTATACAGGATCTAATGCGTCATTAAATACGGTAACTGCAACATCTACGGCGTTTCCTACGGCTACCGCTTCTTCTGGCGTTTATTCTTACGGAACTATCAATTATTCTGATACGGGTATTTGGGCTTCTTATTCAGCTAACGTCAATAGTTATGCTCAAGTTATTTACCAAAACACTAACAACGGCACAAGCGCATCAACTGATATTATTGTTAGCTCAAACGGTGGTACAGCTACTACCAACTACGGCGACTTTGGTATTAATAGCTCAACGTTTTCGGCATCAGGAAGCGTATTCAATTCACCCGGAGTAGTATATTTATATTCACAAAGCACAGACTTAGCAATTGGTACTAATACTTCTAATGCTATTCACTTTGTAATTAACAATTTAACTACTGATGCAATGACAATCAACGCTGCTAGTGCAGTGGCGTTTAACGGACAATATGGTTCGACTGGACAGGTTTTAACTTCGCAAGGTTCAAGCACACCCCCAGTTTGGGCTGCCGGCGCTTCTAATGACGTTGCGTACTTTTTATCATTTATGATGGGCTAACATGACTACTTATTCAAATACCTCGTATGCAGCAAAGAACGTAGGTACTGCGGCATCTACCGTAATTTCTAGCGTAACAGCAGGAACGATTGCGATTGCTAGTGCTTTAGTATCTAATACGACTTCTTCACCGATTACAACCTCTGTATACATTACTCGTAGTGCAGTAAACTACTATCTGGTATATCAAGCCACAGTTCCAGTCGGCGGTACTATAGAATGTATTCAAGGTAACAGAGTAGTTATGAATACCTCAGACTCGCTTAGTGTGCAAAATAGCGCCGCTAGTTCTGGGGATTGTTGGGTATCAGTCTTAACGGCACAATAATGGCATATCTCGGCAATTCGCTCTCCGTCCAGCAATACGCCCCACAAGTTGCTTATTTTTCAGGCAACGGCACAGCTACGTCATTTACCTTACCTAGCGCTGTAGTATCTGCGGCACAGATTATTGTTAGCGTCAATAACGTAGTTCAAAATCCACAGTACGCTTATACCGTATCCGGTACAACATTAACTTTTACATCAGCTCCTCCAGCTAACTCAACAACCCCTAATAACATTTGGGTTGAGTATACGAGTTTACAGACTAATTTAATCCAGCCAGCAGCGGGGACGGTAAATACAGCGCAGCTTGGAACAATTACAAATATACAAAGCGGTAACTCAGCTTTGTCTTTGCAGACAGGCTCTACTCCTACTACTGCTGTATATGTTGATACATCACAGAATGTGGGTATTGGTACTACAACTATTTCTGCACCAAATGGAAGGGTTTATAACCTTCAAATAGGAACAAACAATAGTGGTTCTTCATCAGAATTACTGTTAGGGCATCAGGGTGATGGGTTTTCTTTATTTACATCAGGCGGTAGCGGAGCTGGGGCATTAAGTTTTTCTCAAGGCACATCAGAAAAAATGCGCATTGATACTAGTGGTAATTTGTTGGTTGGAACTACAAGTGTGTTAGTTGCATCTAATCCAGCACCAGTATTAAATGTGGTAGGTGGTGGTTCTAATTATGCAACTATGTATCAAAGAAATACTGCTACTTCTGCTGGAAAGTTTTGGAGAAGTGGAGTTGATGCTGGAAATAGTTGGAACGTTTACAATCAATCAAACGTTGGTGTTTATGTGGCTGATGGAGCAACTTCTTGGTCAGCAACATCAGATGAAACAAAAAAAGAAAATTTAATTCCAATTTTCGATGCGTTAACTAAAGTTGTTTCTTTGCGTTCAGTAATTGGCAACTATATTGATGACCCTGAAAAAATAAATCATCCATTTTTAATTGCCCAAGATGTGCAAAAAGTATTACCTGAAGCAGTTAATGAAAAAGATGGTGTATTGGGACTTCAATATACCGACATTATTCCATTGTTGGTAGCTTCAATCAAAGAACTAAACGCTAAAGTAGATGCACAAGCAGCTACTATTACTGCATTACAAGCAAAGGTAGGTGTGTAATGTCAGTTAGCGTAATAGATGCAACTTCTACAGGGTCTACGGGTACTTTAATGGTTAGCGGTAATATGCCTACTTTTAGTGCATACAATACATCGTCACAATCTGTATCTAATAGCACCAATACTAAAGTTTTATTTCAAACAAAAGAATGGGATACCACTTCATCTTTTACAAGTAATACTACTTATACCCCTACTGTTGCTGGTTATTACCAATTAAATGCCAATATTTCTTTTACTGGATTTAGTGCTAATGCTGCTTATTTTCAATTTTATAAAAATGGTTCTGCATACAAAGTTGGCAACAGGATGCAAACAAGTGGTCAATATACATTTTTAACTGGTTCTTGTTTAGTATATCTAAATGGTTCTACAGACTATGTAGAAGTTTATGCTTTTCAAAATTCAGGTTCTTCTCAAAATATTGATTACGGCCCTGTAAATGAAACTTATTTTCAAGCTACTTTAGTGAGGGCAGCATAATGAGTTTATACGACAAAATTAAAACAATTTATCCCCAATTAACGGATAACGATTTTTTAACCACTATCCATTTGCAAAACGATAGCGACGGCAAAGGCGACTATATAGCCAAGTGGGAACACCCTACACTAGCTAAACCAACTGCGGAGCAATTAGCGTAATGCCATATATCGGTTCTTCACCTTATCAGGTAGCATTTTTAACAGATACGTTCAGTGGAACGGGAACAGCTACATCTTTTACAATGAGTGTAGCGCCAGCTAATACGGCATCTGTTCTCGTAGCAATATCTGGTGTAGTTCAAGACCCATCTACCTACTCAGTATCCGGTACAACCCTAACATTCTCGGCTGCGCCCCCAACTGGTACAGGAAATATCTCAGCCCGCTATCTTGGTATCCCTGCATCTGGCGTAACGACCACAGCATACCGCACCCAGACCGAATTTACTGCAACCGCAGGACAGACTACATTTACCCCACCAAGCTATACAGTAGGATTTATTAGTGTCTACCGCAATGGTGTTTTGCTAGGCTCTGCCGACTATACTGCGACTAACGGTACTACTGTGGTTTTGACTACTGGCGCAACTGCTGGCGACCTTATTACTACGCAGAGCTTTTATGTATCTTCAGTATTAAACGCTATCCCTGCAACGGCAAATTCTGTAGCCAATTCATATCTTAGCACAATTACTACTTTAAATACACCGGGTAGCAATACAGCCACATTCCCCAGCGCTACTGGCACAGTAATGGTTAGCGGTAATATGCCAGCGTTTAGTGCTTATTTAAGTTCAACACAAAGTATATCTAATAGCGTTTTTACTAAAGTGCAATGCAATACTAAAGAGTTTGATACAGCAAATTGCTATGACAACACCACTAATTATCGGTTTACTCCTAATGTGGCTGGTTATTATCAAGTAACAGGTAATATTTATTTTTATTCATCTTCTGGAAATGTGACTGTAGTTGTTGGAATTTACAAAAATGGTACAGGTTTTAAATACGGAAACTACAGTTATCCAGCAGCAGCACCAGCAACAACAATTACTAACGCTAGTGCTTTAATTTATATGAATGGCACAACGGATTATCTTGAATTATATGGATATTTAACTGCTGTATCTTTACCATCTTTTTATGGCAGTCAAACTCAAACATATTTTCAAGCAGCAATGGTGAGGACAGCATAATGTTATACGAAAAAATCATAGCTTTATATCCAAGTCTTACACAACAGGACTTTTTGACTGTAATTACATTACAGAATGATTCTAATGGTGCTGGCGACTATATTAAGTCATGGAATCACCCAACTCTTGCTAGACCTACGGAAGACCAACTTAAATGACAACATCAAATATCCTTTCTCAGCTAGGCTCACCCGGAGTTAGCACAGGGTTTAAGAACCGCATCATCAATGGTGCTATGGTTATTGACCAAAGAAATGCTGGTGCAACTGTAAGTAATGCAAACGGATATACAGTAGATAGATGGTATTTGTTGCGTGGAAATTTTAGTTCAAATCCTGTGTTTAATGTTACGCAATCATCAGTTGTTCCAGCAAATTTTAAAAATAGTGTTTTAATTTCAGTTGGAACAAGTGGTGCGCCAGGAACAACAAACTACTCTACTTTCTATCAGTCTATTGAAGGATTAAATTGCGCTGATTTAGATTTTGGTTTATCTACAGCAAAAACATTGACGTTATCGTTTTGGGTTAACTGTTCTGTTACTGGAACATACGGAATTGCTTTGCAAAATTCTGCAAATAGCAGAAGTTACATTACATCTTACACAATCAATTCTGCAAACACATGGGAATATAAAACCATAACTATTGCTGGAGATACTAGCGGAACATGGTTAACAACTAATGGAATTGGCATATCTGTTTATTGGGACTTAGGCGTTGGAACAACTCAGTCCAGTAATGCAGGCCTCGGTTGGCAAACAGGTAATTATTTAGGATTAACAGGCGGAACAAAACTATCTAACACAAGTTCTGCAACCTTCTACATTACTGGCGTTCAACTTGAAGTCGGCACTACAGCAACAAACTTTGAAGTGCGTAGTATTGGTACAGAGTTGGCTTTATGTCAGCGTTATTTTTGGTCATCTGCGGTTACTGCATCACAAGTAATAGAAGCTGTTTCTACAACTTCAGGAGCACCTTTAACTCAACCTATTGCTAGTATTCCTCCAATGCGAGTAATACCTTCTGTCACCGGACCAAGTGTAAACTCTTCATCTGGTGCAAGTATTGGTTCTCCAACGGTTACTGTAATTCCAAACGCATCTGTATTATTAATAAATGGTTCTTTTAATGTTGGGCTTGGCACTCGTTGTTATGTAATTTTTAATGCAGGAAACTTTACTGCATCTGCGGAGTTATAAAATGTATAAATTACCAAATCAAATTCTATTAGGTAATACTTTGGTTACCCCTAATTTTGTTACAAGATTAGACCCCAATCCAGTAGGCATCCCATTCGACCCAGACAATACCGATTACCAGCAATACCTAGCTTGGCTTGCAGAAGGTAACACACCGGAGGCTGCAGATGGCACTAACTAAAGTTCAAACAGGAATGATGGGCGCTGGAGCAGTGTTGCAAGTAGTTAATGCTACTTATAACACTCAAACAACTACAACATCTACAAGCCCAGTAGCAACAAGTTTAACTGCTTCAATTACACCTTTATTTTCTACAAGTAAAATTCTTGTAATGGTTAGTTGTTCAACTGGAATTATTGCAAACGGAAATGGTGTTGTTCTTCAATTATGGAGAGGTGGTTCTTCAATTTTTTCTATAAATCCAACAAGCACATATTTAAATGGCCCAACTGTAAATCAATTAAATGAACAAATTGCACAAACATATTTAGATTCTCCAGCTTCTACATCATTAACAACATATACAGTATATTTTGCTAGTTTTAATGCTGGAACTGCATATTTTTGTATTAATCAAAATCCATCAACTATTACTCTTATGGAGATTGCACAATGATGAATTTACACGATGCAATTTTTGCACTTAATCCTTCTGTAGTTACCATTCGTGGCGATATAGCTTACGATAAAGACGAACAAGAAGTCGCTTATGACATGGCGCAGGCACAAGCTAAATTAGCCGAATTACAAGCTGCTGAAGAAAAAGCCGAACAAGATACTATCGCTGCAAAGGCATCTGCACTAGCTAAATTAACTGCGCTTGGTTTAACTGCAGATGAAATTAAGGCTTTAGTCGGATAATGTTTGGATACGCAGCTTTTGCTCAATCTCCTTTTGCTGCGTTAGGCGGTAACGCCTTTAATCTTTCTGTATCTGAAAATGTTAGTTTTGCTGATGTATTAGCTATTTCTGGCGGGTTTGCTGGGTCTGTAACTGAAAACGTTAACTTTGCTGATACCCCATCTATATCGGCGGCGTTTGCTAGCTCAATAAGCGAAAACTTTAACCTTGTAGATACCCCAACTATTGCGGGTCAATTTTCATTAAGCATTTCCGAACCATTTAGTTTTAACGACACCCCAGCAATAACAGCCCAGTTTGCAGAGTCAATAAGCCAAAACCTAAGCTTTGCTGATAGCGAGTCTATAGCCGCCTCCTTTGCTGCATCCCAATCAGAGAATTTTAGTTTTGCCGATTCCAATACCATATCAGCTGCATTGTTAGAGTCCATGACTGAAAACTTTACGTTTACTGATTTATTCTCCCTAGGGGTAATTTTTCAAGAAACCATTACGGAAACAGCCAGCTTTGCCGACTCTAATTCAGAGCAATCAACATTTACTAACTCAATAACAGAAAACGTTAATTTTGCCGATTCTAACGTAACCCAAGCGGTTTATTACGACAAAGTTACAGAACCAATAACATTTGCCTCTACCCAGACGGCTATTCTTAACATATTCTATTCTCAAGTGGAAAACGTCAATTTTGCTGATGCTAATACATCCCAAGCCAACTATAATGTAAATGTTTTGGAAAACGTTATTTTTGGTGAAATTAATGGCGTTACTGGTTGGTTCCAAATTAACGATAGCAATACTATTACGTTTAACCCAATAAACAACACAGAATCAACAACTTGGGCTAATATTGGAAATACACAGACGCCCAACTGGGTGGTAATTAATAATACGCAATAAGGATATATCATGGCAGAATCGTACTCAACCTCGTTAAAAATAACCCTAATTGGGGATGGTGACCTTGCCGGTACTTGGGGCGACACAACTAATACCAACTGGAATTTAATTGAACAAGCCGTTACTGGGGTAGACTACTTAACTGCTATGGGTGATTCTAATTACACCCTATCAAACCTTAACGGCACATCGGACGAAGCCCGCAATCAAGTTATCGTTGTTCCTAGCTCTGTCACTTTATCTGCAACCCGTTATGTTTACGCACCATATGTAAATAAAACTTACATTATTTCTAACCAATCTACTGGCGGACAGTCAATTTATATTCAAGGAATCGTTAGTGGAACACCTACTGGTAGCCCCCTGCTTATTCCTAACGGAGTAACTACGGAAGTTTATTGTGATGGATCTACAGGGTTTTATGCGGGAGCAACAGGTTCTGCAGGTAATTTTAAAGTTAATGGAACTTTAACTGCTACAGGATTAACTGATACAGGTAATTTAACTGTTAATGGAACCTTTTCTGCAAATAGTACCGCAACTGGAATAACAGTATCTACTGGAGATGCTTCTACCAATTTAGCTACTACGGCATTCGTACAAAATACTATTAATTCACTAGTTATTTTCCCAAGCGGAACGATTGCAATGTGGCCTACTACCACTGCGCCTACTGGGTTCTTATTATGTAATGGTAGTGCCGTATCTCGCACTACTTACTCTGCTTTATTTAGTGTTATAGGTACAACATTTGGTTCTGGTAATGGATCAACTACATTTAACCTACCAAACTATACAGACCGCATGGCTTTAGGTATTGGCACTATCGCTACTAGTATTGGTCAAACTGGTGGTTCTCAAACAACAACTTTAAGTGTATCAAACTTACCAGCCCACAATCACGGGATTAACGACCCGGGCCACGCACATACTACACAAACTTATGCTATACCAGCGCTACCTAGCGAAGGGGGAAATCAATGGTCTAGTAGCAACTATGGTGCCCCAAGCAGCGGTACTAATACAGCTTTTACTGGAATATCAACTTCTAATACAGGTTCTGGCACTGCAGCAACTACCATTTCCCCATTCCTTGGTATCAACTTCATTATTAAGACGTAAGGAACGGTGCAAAAAAGTGAGCGCATATGGATCCGTTTGGTTTAACCGAAGGAGCAAAGACTCTAAGTAAAAGCTTGGACGCAAGTCGTGAAGCGGGTAAAGGTTTAACCAAAAGTATAGAAGGTATCCAAAAAGACGGAACAGCCGTAGCTCACCAGAAAGCACAAGAGCGGATTAGGGAAAGAAGAGAAGCAGAGTTTAGAAAACAAAATGCGTTAATAAGAGCATTGGAAGACTGGAAACAAAAGAAACAAATTAGTGAAGAAGAAGCAAAGCTAAAGATTGATTTTGTAAAGAAGTATGGCGCAAAAGAATGGGAAGCAGTATTGAAGATTAAATTAGATATTGAGAACCTTCAAAGAAAAGATAACGAAGATTTTCAACATGATTTAAATGAAGTACGTAGGGTGCAGTTTTATTGTTTTTTAATAGCTGCAGTTATTGCATGGTATTTAACTTGGGGTTACAAATGGTAGACTTTTTAAAACACTTGGTTACTGGTAAAGATAACGAAACACACGATATAGGTCGTTGGTCTTGGGTAACTACAACAGTAGCTACGATTGCCGGTGCTGCATGGAATGCGTTTCATAATGGCGCTATGGACTTAATGGGATTTGCTCAAGCTATCGGTATTATTTCTGGTGCGCATGGCGCTGCCGTTATGATGAAAAAAGATACTGAGCCGGATCCACAATGAGCTTTTTAATTTCTCTATTTACAGGTGGGTTTAGTGGTTACTACAAAATTGCACTATATCTTGCTCTTGTATTTAGCGGTTACTACGTTGAGCATTTGCGTTTTGTTCATTATGTGGATGAGCAAACTATTGTGGCGCAAAAGCAAGCAGATGATACCGCAGCCAAAGAGAAAGAAGCGCAATTAATTACTAAAGGAGTTCAAGATGCGTATGAAGCTAGGATTGCTAATATCCATACTATGTATGGCAGGATGCTCAACACCCGTAGCGGTGCAGTGTCCTCAACCCCCAACGCCACCATCACAGTTAATGGAGAAACCCATAACGTTTTATCTGTTGCCGAAGAATGCGCCGCAACAACCCAACAACTAATATCCCTGCAAGACTGGGTAAATCAACAGATCGGATTATATGAACGTAGATAATTTAAAAGCACTAGGTATTGATGAGAAATGGCTTCAGCCTTTGCTTGATACTTTTATTAAATACAACATTAGCACGACCCAGCGTCAGGCTTCTTTTATAGGACAATGCCAACATGAATCAAACAATTTCAGAACTTTGGAAGAGAACCTTCATTACTCTGCCGATGGACTTATGCGTACATGGCCCTCAAGATTTCCTAGTCGAGATGTGGCTGAACAATTTGCAAACAATCCAGAAAAAATCGCTAACAAAGTTTATGCAGGACGCATGGGCAACACAGAAGATGGCGATGGATGGGCTTACCATGGCAGAGGTCTTATTCAGCTAACTGGACGTGATAACTATAAAAACTGTGGTGATGCCCTAGGTCTTTCATTAATTACTAATCCAGAACTTTTAGCTATGCCTAAAGGTGCAACACTATCTGCTGGCTGGTTTTGGAATAAACACGGTTTAAATGAATTGGCTGATGCCCAAGATTATGGACAGATGACTAAACGCATTAACGGCGGTACACTAGGCTTAGATGACAGAATTGCTAAAATAACTAAAGCAAAACAAATCCTAGGGTAAACCCGTATGCCATTACAGAAACTACAATTTAGACCCGGCTTAAACCGTGAAGGTACTATTTACTCTAATGAGGGTGGCTGGTACGACGGGGACAAAATTAGGTTTCGTTCTGGCTTACCAGAAAAAATTGGCGGTTGGACTCAGGTTACCAATAATCAATATAACGGTATCTGCAGGTCTCTTTGGGCTTGGTCTGATACTGGCGTAGGCACAGGTAATACTTATATTGGTTTAGGTACAAACACCAAGTACTACATTTATTTTGGTGGTACTTATAGCGACATTACGCCTATTGTCCAGACTAGTACGCTTACCAACCCATTTACTACATCTTCGGGTTCTTCAACTGTTATTGTATCGGACAGCACTTATAGCCCTAGCCGTGGTGATTACGTTGTCTTTTCTGGTGCTAGTTCTGCTGGCGGTATTTTAATATCTGGTGACTATGCAGTTACTGCAGTATATGGCTCAACTGCATACTCTATTACGGCTTCTAGCACAGCTACATCTACTGTTACAGGTGGTGGCACGGTTACAGCTCAATATGAATACCCAACAGGTCTAGCGGTTTATCAGACGGGTACTGGTTGGGGTGCAGGTCCTTGGAGCGGGTTTTATGGTACGGGTAGTTCTAGTAATACTGGCTGGGGCGTTGCCGCATCTACGGGAATTGGTGAACAATTAAGGCTTTGGTCTAACGATAACTTTGGCGCTGACCTTGTTATTGCTCCCCGTGGCGGTCCAGTATTTTATTGGCAAGACTCTAATGGTCTGGGTACTCGTGCGCAGTATTTAAGCTCTTTAGCTAATACTACTACTCTTTTAACTGATGCAACTACATTTAGTGCTAGCACAACGAGTATCACAATAACATCAGCAAATGCCCCTTATGTTTACCCTTATATGTATATTACGGGTTCCGGCATACCGGCAAACACATATATTGTAGCTATTAACAACGTTACTGGGGTAGCTACAATATCACAAAGCACTACGTCTTCTAATTCTGGCTCTTATAACGTTTCCTATGCAGGAGCTTTTGTTCCCAAAGAAACTTATCAAGTCATTACTTCCGCAGTTCAAGAATTTATTATTTGTTTTGGTGCAAATTCATACTCTCCGGGTAATCCTAATACTACGTTTAACTCTATGTTAGTACGTTGGTCTGACCAAGCAAATGCTTATCAATGGATCCCAGAGTTAACTAACCAGTCAGGTGAATATACTTTAACAAACGGATCACAGATTATTGGCGCACGTTCAACCCGTCAGGAGATTCTCGTTTGGACTGATTCTGCCCTCTATTCCATGCAGTATATTGGCGCTCCATATGTCTGGGGATTCCAGATTTTGATGGATAACATATCTGTTATGGGTCCAAATGCCATGATTACGGTAAATAATATTACCTACTGGATGGGACGAGACCGTTTCTATATGTATGACGGTACAGTAAAAACCCTACCTTGTTCACTAAAACAGTATGTTTTTGAAGATTTAAACGCTAGCCAATCTTACCAAGTATTTGCCGGTGCTAATGAAGGATTCAACGAAGTATGGTGGTTCTACGTTAGCAATTCTAGTAACGGAACACAAATTGACAAATACGTTGTATATAACTATTTAGATAATGTTTGGTACTACGGAAGTATGGCTCGTAGCGCTTGGTATCAAACCGGTATTGTTCAGTATCCAGTGGCCGCAGATTATAATAGCCGCTTGCTTTACCATGAAAATGGTAACGATGATTTATCTACTTCTGTATCTAAACCTATAGACGCATACATACAATCTTCAGATTTTGATATTGGTGATGGGCAACAATTTGGGTTTGTATGGCGCATTATTCCTGATATTAACTTTAATAGCTCTACTACTAATCAGCCATCTGTAACCATGCAGGTTTTACCCCGCCAGTATTCTGGTTCGGCTTACGGAGTTGCAGATAACCCCACGGTTCAAAGTAGTCAAAATTTTGCTATTGCACCAGCCTATACGGTCAACCAGTTTACAGGTCAAGTTTATACCCGATTAAGGGGTCGTCAAATGGCATTTAGGATTGAATCTACCGGCTTAGGAGTAGCTTGGCAACTAGGCGCACCACGTATAGATATTAGACCGGATGGACGTAGATAATGGCTACAGTAAACTATCAAAACTATAACGGCACTCCGTTAGTTCCAACCCCGCCAAACTTACCGGTGGCTCCGGATGTTTATAGTGGGTCTTTTGAAAACCAGATATTAAACGTTTTACGACTATATTTTAACCAGTTAAATAACTATTCCCAAGCAACGGCTACGCCAAGTCACGGTACTACATCCCAAAGACCCACTGCAAATCAACAAATAGGGCAGTTTTTCTTTGATACGACCTTAGACTATCCTATATGGTGGAATGGCGTAAAATGGGTAAACGCTTCCGGAACGGGGGTTTAAATGGTAAACTTCTATAAATTCGTCTTTAAGGAGGCCGTTTATGGCTGGAATCGGTGAAGCGTTACTAATGCATACAGCTATGGGTGGAAACAATGCCGGAATCGGTGCGCTTAATCCATCCGTTGTTCCTGCACAAGCCCCTAACAAACCATCCGCAAGTGCGGTAAAAATCCTTACTAATTACTTTCAAAACCGTGGTATTCCATTGCAGCAAGGTATGGCTGCTGTACAAAAAGAAATTGGGGAAGGTTTGCAACTTCAACAGTTTAAAAATTCTATTTTAGCAATCAAGCACTTAGGTAATGGTGTAGCACAGATTCATTTCTTTACCCTTGATACTGAAGCTCAGCTCAAAGAAGATATTAAACACTTTATTAATTTAATGCGTAAAGCAGGTATCCATACTATTTATGATAAAGATGCTGATCCGGTATTTATGCAAGCTGCCCAAGAGTTTGGTGTTCAGCCCCAGCAGTCCGATAACCCACAGTTTAAAATGATGGCTACGCTATGAGCCAAGTAATTGAGCAAACCCGTCAAAAGATAGAAGCTATATTGCCACAGCTTCGGGAATTGCCACAAGTAGAATGCACAGAAAAGCATTACTTTGGTCCGGGTATGTACGTTAAAGAAGTTACTATGCCAGCTGGGTCTGTAATTGTAGGTAAGCCCCATAAAACTGAGCATCTGTGTGTAATGTTACAAGGACGTATGCAGTTATTAAAAGAAGACGGCAGCGTTGTAGAGTTAGTTGCGCCTACTACTTTTGTAGGAAAACCGGGTCGTAAAGTAGCGCACATAATCGAAACTGTAGTATTTCAGAATATTTTTGCAACCGACGAAACCGATGTGGAAAAGCTAGAAGCTATGTTCGTCGAGAATCCGCTATTGGAAGGAAACTAGTATGGCATTCGTTGATATTGGAGTTGGTACAGCAATGCTGTATGGTGCCGGAATCGGCGCTGCAGCGGGTGGTATCTATGCAGGGGCTACTGGTAAAAACGTACTTAGTGGCGCTCTTATTGGTGGCGCTGGCGGCGCTTTGCTTGGTGGTGGTGCAGCAGGTATAGCTGGCGCTTCTTGGGGCGGTGCTGGTGCAGATATGGTTGCCGCTGACGTTGCTTCTATGCAAGCTGCTGGTTTAAGTTCTACTCAAATTGCTTCTACGTTACAAGCTAGTTATGGTATGTCTGCTGCTGATGCCGCCGCCGCCGCTGGTGGAAGTTCTAGTGCCGCTACTGCTGCTACTGCTGCTAATGCCGCTAACGCTGCCAACCAAGCTGGTAATTCAAGTACGGCTGCTGGTACAAGTAATGCGGCTACTAACGTTGCTAAAAATGCCATGATTACGCCACCACCTCCACCACCTAGTAGTTCACTTATTCCGGGTGTTTCAAATTCAAATTTATTGGGTTACGGTATCCCTGCGGCAATGATCGCCTACAGCACTGGCATGTTTGGTAATAATGTTAATAACCCCGGAGTAACCCAACAAGCAACTGTTGGTCAGTCTAAACCTGTACCCGGTATTATGAGTGCGCAATTAAGTCCAAACTATAAACCTTATTTCCAAGCTAAAGAAGGCGGTATTGCTAAATTAGCTACTGGTGGAACAGGTGAATCTGGTATGACTCCTTCGGTTACTCAATCTGTATATAACCCAGCAGATGTAAATCAAGCGCAATCTAATCAACTATCGTCGCAAACACAAGCTTTATTAAATCAATACGGCATTAATCCAACCCAAGCAACTAGCGCATTGTCTGCATTGCAAAGTCAAGGTATCGGTGGTACAAAAACTGCGGCAGAGGGTGGCATTATGGGCATGGCTCATGGAGGCAAAGCCGAATATAGTTTAGGATCTTATAGCGATGGCGGACGATTACTTAAAGGACCCGGCGATGGAATGTCAGACGAAATTCCAGCAACCATTGCGCATAAGCAACCGGCTCGTTTGGCAGAAGGCGAGTTTGTTGTCCCTGCCGATGTGGTGTCCCATCTTGGCAACGGTAGTACTGATGCTGGTGCTAAACACCTTTATAAGATGATGGATAATGTACGTAAAGCTCGTACTGGTAAACCAAAACAGGCTAAACAAATTAAGGCGGATAAGTATTTACCTAAATGATTATTAGGCACATTCAAACTGAATACTGTGCGCAGGCATGGCCTTTAGTTGAAAACTATATAAAAATGGCTTTAGTGCATGATAGCGAAGACTATACCCTAGAGCAAATTAAGTTGTTTGTATGTACAGGTAATTGGATTTTATTGGTGGCAGTAGACGAAGAAGGAAAAATACATGGTGCGGCAACATCTACCTTTATTAATTATCCAAATGATAGGGTTGCTTTTATTACTAGTATTGGTGGTAAGTTAATTACAAATAAAGAAACATTTAAGCAGATGAGTGATATTTTAAAAGCTGGTGGAGCTACAAAGATTCAAGGAATGGCTAGACCATCTATTGCTCGTTTATGGAAACGGTACGGATTTAAAGAACGTACTATGTTAGTAGAAACAAAAATAGGAGCCTAATATGGGTGGCGGTGGATCAAGCGGCGGTGGTGGCGGAACCACACAATCGGTATCAAATTCGTATTCAAGTCTATCACCTTGGATATCGCCCTATGTCACGTCCATGCTTGGCGCTGGGCAACAACAAGTATTCCAAACGGATGCTAGCGGCAATATAACCGGAATGAACCCATACCAAGCATATGGTTCATATAATCCCAATACTGGTGGTCAGTACGGCATGAATCAAAGTGATTTGGCAGCAGCTAATGCTTCTGTTGCTCAGTTCAGCCCATTACAACAGCAATCTTTCCAAGGCGCAGGTAGCTTACAAACCCCCGGTCAATATGGTCAAGCTACTGGCGCTACACAATACGGTATTGCCAATGCACTTCAAATGGGGGCAAATGCTACTCCACAAGATTTTCAAAACCAAGTAGGTGGTTATATGAACCCCTACATTCAAAATGCTTTAGCTCCAGCGCTGCAGTTATCTAATCAACAATACGGTATTGCTGGTACCCAATTAGCTGGTCAAGCTACGGGGCAAGGTGCTTTTGGTGGATCACGTGCGGCTTTAGCACAAGGTTTAAATGCTCAAAATGCTAATTTAGCTTCTAATCAGTTAATTGGCAATGCATATAATAATGCTTTTAATGCTGCACAAAATCAGTACAACCAGTCTGGTCAGTTTGCTTTAAATGCTAACCAAGCTGCTATGCAAAATGCTGGTCAGTTGGCTAATATTGGTGGTCAACAACTTGGCGCACAGCAGGGTATTATTAACCAACAAAATACTTTGGGTCAGCAAGGTACTGCACAGCAACAAGCTATTATTAATCAAGCTATGCAGAATTACCAGACTGGTCAACAATATCCATTCCAGCAATTAACAAACTTAAAGAGTTTGGTTTCTGGCATTCCTGTTACAGATACAACACAGAATCAACAAGTTGCTGCACCTTCTACTGCACAATTAATTGGTAGTGCTGGCTTAACAGCAGCTGGGCTTACTACTGCGGCAAATAGTGCCCCTACAACTAATATCTATACAGGAGCGCCTAGTTCCGTAGCAAAATCGGCTGAAGGTGGTATTACAAGCATTAAGCGTATGGCTAGTGGTGGTATTGGTTCTATCTATCGTAAAGCGCTTAATGATCCTGCATCTGTACCAGACCAAAGTCTTAAAGACGGAACTATTAAAGGTTTACCTGCACAGTTAGTTCAAGCAATGAAAACTAATGAGCAGCAACAAGCTCAGATGCCTGCACAAGCACCTACATCTACTGTAATACAAGATGTTAACGGTAAACAACAAGCTATGGCTCAGCAAGAGCAAGGCATGGATCAGCAAAAACTATTAGCTCAACTTCCAACAATTATGGCTGATTTAAAAGTTGCACGTGATATTGCTAAAGAAAAAGGCGATAAAGAAGAGCTTAAGAAGATTGATACCCAGATTGCAGAAGTATCTATGCTGGCTCAACGTGCCCAAGAACAAATGCAAATGCAACCTGCACAAGGTCAAGGACCAATGTCAGCTCCTGCTCCACAAGGTATTGAAGCTGCTATGCCACAACAAGCTCAACCACAGGCTCAGCCACAACAAATGGCTCAAGCCCCACAAGGTATTGCTGCGTTTAATAAAGGTGGTGTTGCCCGTTATGCAACCGAACCAAGTGTAACAAAAGATAATACCCCCCAATCTGGTTGGGGTTCTGATCCTAACTATGATCCAGATAAACAAGGTTTACCTACACGATTTGGTGATATCGGTACTTACTGGAGTAAAAAAATAGCTCCTAATTTAAGTTCTTTAACAGCAAATATGCAGCCAGCTACTCCTGTTGCTGCAACTCCAACCCCTGCGGATAATAAACCTGCTGCGCCGGATTTAACCGTTGATCGCAGTCATAAGTTTTCAGATCAATCTGCAGCACCTAAAGCATCAGATGCAGCAAAAGACTTAAATATTCCACAGTTTGATGTTACTAAGTCTACTAATGATGTTACTAATATGATTAGTAATTATTCTAAGATGCTTATGGATCAATATAATAGAAGCGATACTAATCAACTTTTAAGCCGTACATTACTTGGAATGGGTAAAGGTATGGCTACTGGTGTTGGTAGACAAGCTTATGCTAACGCTATTCAAGGCGGTGCTACTGGATTTGAACAAGCTCAAGATATGTCTGAAGCTAGAAAAGATAAGCTGATGACTCAGTATATTGCTATGGGTATGAGTGGTATGCAGTTACAAATGCAAGCTCAAAAATTGGGTATCGATGCTGCTGACCTTAAAGCTAAAATGCCAATGTATATTGCGGATGCTAACTACAAAAACGCTATGGCTGGCTATGTTAAAAGCGGTAAAGGTGGTATTGGTGCATTAGGTAACTTAACAGGTAAAGATGCCGCAGCTATGCGTAACGAAGTAGATTCGTGGCTACAAACACCTAGCCCAAAAACAAATGCTACACTATGGCGTCAGTTAGGTCAGTTACCTAACGGTAGTGCTTTGCAACAAAAATTATCTGCTTCACCTAATAGTGATCTTTATAAAGAAGGTGTACAAGAACTTAATTCTGGTGCATTTAGAAATGTTTTAATGCAAAACTATATACTAGAGCCTAGAATGTATAGTTCTAAAGGGACTACTTCTAGTGTTAGTTCATTAACAGGTGAGTAAATATGGCTGATAAAAATCAAACCCCAACAGGGTTTGAAGTAGCGCCTATAGATTATCGTAAGTTAACTACGGGTGAACTTCTTAAAGGTGGTTTTGAAAGAGGTTTAGAAGGCCTTAAAGGAACCGCATTTGATTTAATTCCGGCACTAGCTGCTTCTTCACTAGGCTATGACGAATTTGCTAAGCAGCAAATGCAAGACTACCAAGCTCGTATGGCTGCGGTAGAACAAGCACATCCTACAGCATATAAAGAACTAAGTGATATTAAAGGTATTGGTGACATATTACCGTTTGCTGCTGAAACTGCTGGTCAATTAGCACCTGATGCTTTATCGTTTATTGGTGGCGCTGGAATCGGCACAACTGCTGGCAAGTTATTAGCTAAAAAAGGTGCTGAAAAAGCCCTTGAAAAGTATGCTCTTGATTATGCAGCCCAAAAAGGGCTAACTGGCGAAGCCGCTACAACTGCTGCAGACGCATTTAAAAGCAGGGCAATCGGTCAAAGCGTAATTAAAAACGCAGCTGAACATGGCGCAAAAGTTGGTACAAATATTGGTATTACTGGGGCTTCATTTGGTTTAAATGTGCCAGATGTATTGCAAAGCGTATACGAAGATACTGGAGAACTACACCCCGGTATTGCATTAACTATGGGATCTTTGGTATCTATGTTAGATACCGTATTACCCCAGCGTCTTCTCAGTCAGTTAGGTAACAAAGGTAAAGCGCAATTAGCTACAGAACTATTAGAGAAATCTACGATTGTCCCTACTACTTGGAAAAAAGCTTTTGCAACTCAAGTAGCTAAAGACGTTGGTCTTGAAAGCTTAACCGAAGGTACTCAACAAGCATTACAAGTAGCCGCATCTCAAATGGCGGGTGATAAGAAAGATTTCTTTGATCCTAAGAATATTGATAACATTATCATGGCATCGGTTCAAGGTGCTATAGGCGGCTTTACTGGTGGTGCTTTACCTTCTGCTATGGAAGCCCGCAACATAAAAGCTCAATCCCAGTTAGATGCGGAAAGACAAAAACAATTAAGAGCTGACCAAGAACTTATACAACAAGAACAAACTACTGCGCCAGCCACAACTATTGGACAAGCTCCGCTTACCCCAGAGCAGATTCGTGAACAAAAACAACTTGCTGCCGCACAACAAATTCATGGTGACTTATTTGGTCAGCCAGTACCTCAGCGTCCAACAAATACGTTTCCTGTAGGGCAAGAAGAAACTCAAATCCCAGCTACGCTTGCACCACCGACCGGTGAACTTAACCTGCAAGGCGCTCCAGTACAAGGCGAATTAGATTTACGTCCAGCCGAAACTACCCCGGCACAGGCACAAAATACTGTTTTAGATGCTGATACTTTAAAAGGAACTGGTCTCAAAACGCAGTCAGGATTCTTTAGGCAGTTAGTTGGCAAAGATATGGCTAACCCAGAAGACCAAAAAGCTATAGGAGAAGTATTAGCTCGTGTAAGAAGTAATCCTAACCTTACCCCAGAAACAAAGAAAGCCGTTGAAACCATAGCTATGAATGCGTTTAACGCATTGGCTACCCAGCAAGAAATGTTTGGACCACGTGGCGGAGTACTAAAAGGAGCCGATAATGGAAGAGTACAACCAAGAACTAACGTTGAAACAGATAGAACAAGCCCTGAAGTTCCTGTCGAGCAAGTACCAACTGAAAGTACCGAAGGAGCTGGAGAACCTGAACAGCGAGGAATGGCACCAACTGCAGAGCCTGTTAGTGAGCTTGGAGCTAGAGAAGAAGTACAGCCAGATACACTAGTACCAGAGGAAACCCCAAGTGAAACTGAAACCACAGAAAAGACTGAACCTACTGAAGCTCCTGTTGAAACTGCCCCTGCCAAAGAAGTTCCAGCACAGACTTTTGCTAATCGCCCTGAAGATTTAAAAACGCTGCAAGATCATATTGAGCAGCTTAAAGAAGACTTTAGACTTGCACAAGACCCTGAAACTAAACAAGCTATTCGTGACGAAATAAAAGCTACCCAATCTGATATTGATAATAAACAATATCAACAAGGTAAACTTACAGATAAATTTGTAGGTAACAAAGATGCTTTATTTAATTCATTAAGAAAACGTTTAAACCAGATTGGCTTAAGTGGTATACCTTTACGTTTGGTAGATTTTGGAGAAGGCGTAACTGGGCTAGGTCAATACACAGGTAAAACAAATGACTTTATAAAGTCGATTCAAGTGTCTCTTGGCAATAGAGATGAGAAAGAATTTTTAAATACACTTAACCATGAATCTATTCATGCATTCCGTAACCTAAACGTATTTACTCCTCGTGAGTGGAGTACGCTTGAAAGAATGGCAGATAAAGAGTGGATTAAAAAATACGATATTGAAAATCGATATAAAGATCAAAACCTATCTAAAGAACAAATGCGGGAAGAAGCTATTGCCGAAGCGTTTGCAGATTATGCAGGGCAAGAAAAACCAATACAAAACATTATCGATAAAGTTATTAACTTTTTTAAAGCATTGGGTAATGCGTTACGTGGTCGTGGATTTAATACGGCTGAGTCTATTTTTGAAAGTATAGATACAGGTAAACGAGAACCTCAAAAGGGTAAATGGTACAAAACCCAAGAAGAATTTGACAAGTTTTTTAGGGACTATAACCTAGATGATGAAGGGCAAGCTCAATACCAGATGGCGGTTAAGAAAGGTAAAGACTTTGCTAATATCGTAGGTGACCTTGTTGAAAGTGTACCATACATAAGTGAAGAACAAAAGAATGCTTGGAGTGCTGCTGTATCTAATACTAAAGATAATGCTAGTTCTGCCGCACTATCGTTTGCCCCATTACATGCTTTGACTGATATGGCTAAAGATGCTTTTGGTAAATTAGCCCCTATGCTTAACAGGCTTGTAGACCAAAAAAGTGGGTTTGAGCATAGCCTAACAAGAGGTGTAGAAGGTGCTAAAGAAATACTTAGACATGCACTTGAAGTTGCCCCGCAACAAAAAACCCCATATAACAAACTTGTTAATAGCTCTACTATTGCCGAAGTTGATCCGACTAAGCCACGGGACTATTATAAAAACCAAGAAACTCGAGATAATAGATCTAAGCAAGAAGTATGGGATGAACTAAATAAACAATACAACCAGCTTGCACCTGCATGGAAACGCTCATACAGCGTAATGCGTGATGCTTATAAGCAAATGTTTGAAGAAATTAAAAAAGCTATTAAGTCCCGTATTGAGGCTACCGAACTTGGTAAAGAAACTAAAGAGCTTGTCTATAAAGATATTATGGAAAGCTTAACTAAGTCTGGCGTAATTGAGCCATACTTCTCATTAGGTCGTGAGGGGGAGCATTGGTTAGCTTCAAACTTTATTGATAAAAATGGGCAAAAAGAATTTGAAGTTAGAGCATTTAAATCCCCACGGGAAAGAGAAATGCGCCAAAAAGAAATTCTGGCAATGGATCCAAATGCACGTTCAGATATGTATAGACAAGTATCCGATATAGATTATCGCCGTGCGCCTCCAAGCTCTTTTATAAATAACGCACTGCGTATTATGGAAATTAATAAGGTTCCTACTGACGCAATCGAAGAGATGATGCGATTGTTTGTAGCTACTTTGCCGGAAACAGCACTTGCTCAATCTTTCCAACGGCGCTCTGGTCGTGCAGGTTACATGGAAGATTCTATTGCTGTCTTTGAAAAAAAGATGCGTGGTATGGCTCATCAAATTACTAACATGGTATATACCCCTAAGTTTGATAACATTCTTGATAGAATGAGGTTACATACTTACCAAGTTGGTAAAGGTATTGCCGCCGGTGAAATAGACGCTTTTGGTAACCAAGTTAAGGAAGATATCAAAGGCAGAAATAACGTTGAGCAATCTCGTTACTTAGATGAGTTTGAAAAACGCATAGGCTACATTAAAAACCCTAGCCGTGATAATTTTGGTAACGTTCTACAATCGGCGGCGTTTATTTACACAATGGGCTTTAACCCATCTTCTGCTATTGTTCAAACAGCTAACATACCAATGATTGTTATGCCTTCGTTGAAGGCTGCCTACCCTAATGCTAATATTACTAAAACTATAGGCGACGCAGTTAAGATATTTATGGGTAGCGGTACAACTGCTCAAACTAATGTGCTTGGTTCCATAGACGAAACTACTGGTAAGCCCGTAACTGTAGGCATGAAAGTAAGACAGTCTATTGCTAATTACCAACCAAATTCGGCTATAGGTAAGGAGTATGAAATTTTTGTTCGCACTCTTAATGAAAATGGTCAGCTTAATCGTTCTCAATTAGGTGAGATTTTACAAGGGGATATTAACGGAAACATATGGCAAAAGTTTAAATCTATGAGTGGTTGGATGCTTCATCATACTGAACGTATGAACCGTGAAGTAACTATGATTGCTACATATAAGCTTGAAATGGAAAGACTTAAAAAGCCAAATGCACAAGACGTTGCAGGTATAGAAGAAGCACGTAAAGAAGCAGAATTACGTTACGATAGACCTGTTTCTACTGAAGAAGCTACACAAATATACGCTACCAATAAAGCTATTGATGTAAATGAGATGACTAACGGAAATATATCCTCAGCATCTGCGCCACGTATTGCCCAAAGTGCTTTAGGAAAAATAGGGTTTATGTATAAACGATATGCAATCTCTATGTACTACATGTTATTTAAAGCATATAGGGATGCAACTAAAGGAGAATCTCCTGAAATAAGAGCCGCTGGATTAAGACAACTTGGTGGTGTATTGGGTATGACTGCACTGATGGCTGGTGCGCAAGGTTTGCCTATGTTTGGTGCTTTGTCAGTTCTTTATAATTTATTCCGTGATAATGACGAAGATGACTTAAAAGGTGCTACCGAAAAAACTATAGGTGATCTTCTTTACAAAGGTCCTATTGAGTATATGACTAACTTATCTATTGCCAGCCGTATCGGTTTAAGTGATTTGCTTATTCGTGATACTACAACAGCATCATCTACAAATACATTCTCTCAACAAGTTATGCAGGCATTAGGTGGTCCTGTCCTTGGTGTTGAGCAAAACTTTGAACGTGGATTTAGTAAGATTGCACAAGGGCATTTTGAGCGTGGTGTAGAAGACTTGCTACCTTCGGCTATTGCTAATACTTTTAAAGCGTATAGATATGCTACACAAGGCACAGAAACGCTTCGTGGTGATCCTATTACTGGGGATGTTAGTACCGGAAATGTTCTTGCACAAGCCCTAGGGTTTGCACCATCTAATTATATTAAACAAATGGAAATCAATGACCGTGAAAAAGGTATTGATAAGAGTATATCTGATCGCCAAAGTAAATTTAAACAACGTTATTACATTGCTAGACGTGAAGGCGATGTAGATGGTATGTTAGATATGCGTGATAAGTTACTTGAGTTAGGTCAAAAACATCCTGAGATTGGTATCAATGGCGGTAACATTAACGACATATTGGCTACATCTATAAAAGCTCAAGATCGTGCAACCAAAGAAATGATTGCTGGTGTGCGATATAACAAGAAGCGTCTTAAAGTTATCCAACAAGATATGGAAGACTATTAAAAAAATCCCCAGCCTTTTGAGCCGGGGATCAAGGAGTTCCTCACGAGAACATGCAACAGGAGAATGTGTTGTTGCACGTATAGTATATTACACAATTCTCCAAAAGCGCATACCTAGCTTTTTATTTTCAATTCGGTCAAAACCTTTTATTACAATTCCTTTATCTTTTGCAATAGTTTGCATTTGTTTGTCTAACATTGATAGGTTGACGGCAGGGACAAAAACAGACATCCCCACATGAAAATTATCCCAGTTTATATCAATAACCACTCCGTCAGGACACACTTGCCCCTCCTTCAGCACTTTCAATGGCTTCCTTGTGTTGCGCAACGGAGGCAATTTGTTCTTCTCTGTCTTCATCCATAAACCCATCGCAGTTAACCCACAGTACCTTTAGTGGTGGTAAGTTAATTCTAGTGCCTTTGCCCATACGTTTCTTTTCCATTTGAGCTTTGGTCCTACCACGCTTTAAAGAATCAATAAGTCCTTCATAATTTATTTGCTTTTTAACACACCACTCCCGTAAAGGATTGGGGTATATATACATCATTTTTAAATCATACTCGTATCGTATAACAAAAGTAAGTTTTGGGGTAGCATCGGGAATAACTAAGTGGTCTACCTCATCTTTTTTATTTACACGGGTGTCTTCCGTACTTTTAATTCGTAGCATACTATTCCAATTCTCTGCCACAAAATTAGTTAATACACCTTCCGCATCAACGTCCATAGATTTAACTTGACTCTTGGCATTCTTAGCTATTTCAACAATAAAATCTACGACGGGTTTAATATCATAATTAACTAATCCTACACGTTTAGCAACCATCAACCCCATGATGCCGTTAGTTACAAGCACCGAATGGAATCGGTCTTCAGGTCCAAACTCACAACGCTTATCTATCTTTAATTGTGTAGATTTATATAGTTCTTTAATCCCTGTAATGTCATTCATTACATACTGCAGGTAAGGTAGGTAAGCATGCCCATAGTTATTCTGTAAAGCCGCACTCAATACGTCGGTTTCGGTCTTATCCAAACCCTCTACTTTTCGGGCACGTACTTCTAAAATACGCATGGCTTCACCTTTAGGAATAGCTTTATATGCGCTAATCTTTTCCATTAGGGAGCTATTTCCGGTGCTGATGCCGTTTTGTTTCCAAGGTTCACCCCTTACCCGTTCCGCATTAGAAGCGCCTGACATACGGTTTTTCTGTGTACCGGAACTGTATTGATATACAAAATCACTAGCGTCTTTAGCCGTAGAGTTTGTTAACTCATCCAGCATCAACGGCAGGTTGTTATATACCTCGGCACGGTTCATCTTAGAGTTTACTGTATCGGTTTCCTTTAGCAACAGCTTGGTAGGTTCGCCCCAAATGCTGGCTCCTGCAAACAGCGCAGTAGTTTTACCAATGCCGGATTCAGGGCTGTACACATGTAATAACGACGCATTGATTGGAGTGAACTCGGTAAAAATAGAACCAAACGATAACCCAATCATAAACTTGTGGACTTCCATGTCAGGCTTGTTGTAAAAGTTCATGGCTTCTTTCCATGCTTCCATCGTGCCTTTAGTTTTAAATGCACTAAACATTTGTGTTGTAGCCGAGGATGCTGGATTATGGTCTACCCTATCAGCACTGATCTCTTTATCGCCAAGCACAAACGCTTCGCATTTGTCGTCTACCCAACCGAACTGCCGTCTAGCGGTATCGGCTTTACCTTTATATTGCAGGTGGTTTACCCACGTTGTCAGGTAAGACATAAGCTCGTCAGTTTTAACTACGGCTACACCCTTAGAAGATATATACTTTCTAAGTTCGTCCTTGGAAGTTACTGCCGTTAATGGCACGGTAAACTCCCGTACTCCGTCTTGCGGTAGATGTAATCGAACGACTACAGCCTCACCCACATCCGAATCCAGTAGTCTGCGTGATACATAAATATCGTTGTGATAAACCTGAACTTCGATCTCGTCTTCTTGTTTAATTACACGCTTAAAGATTCCTCCGTTCTTACCACGGAAGTATGGCTCAGGGTATTTCGGTATAACGTATGTCTGTGTGTGCCCTTGTTCTACTTGGAACGGAACATCTTCTACAATGTTATCGTCATCGTTAGCTTCTAATACTTCACGACCCAGCACGATGGGGGATTTAATTGCCCCTTTATTTACACAACCATCGCAACCGCCGGGGTTATATTCTTCAAACTTAGCGCAAGTATATGGTCCGCCTTTGATACCACGTACCTTGCGGTCTGCAAACTCTGGGCTATATTCGGGGTGATGTTCAGATATCTTTTTAATTGCAATATCCGCATCTATGCAAAATTTGGCAATAGATAGCCCTGCTCTCCACTGCGGTTCAGGCATTGTGGCTTGCGCTTTAATTATATGCTCAAGTTGTTGACAGCCCTCACCTTTCATGGTCTTCATCAGGATTGTCTTAAACCTATTGGTATAGTTACCAAGGATAGCCTTAGTTACTTCGTCCATCTCCCCACGTGGGATATATGGTTTTCTCTCTAGTACCGGATCACCTATAACATCTTTTAGTGTGTCATAACTATATGAGCCTGATGAGCTACCGATTAAATCAACTGGTCTAGCAACATCATTTTTAAAGTTTAAAGTTCCGGGGACTCGTAGAATACGCACCGAATCCGCAGTTACTACGGGGTCAGCAAAGAGGTCATGCTCGTCGCACATCTTCTTTAGCTTCTCAGCTAGGGGTGTCCATTGTTCACGGCTTAGCGGCTCTTCTAAAGCCCAGTATGCGTGTATACCCCCGCCGGAGTTTACCAGCGTTGGTTTCGGCATTTTTGTTACTTGACAGAACCGTTTTAAGTCTAGTAACGCTTCTTCTTGTGTTTCATAGGGTTTACCCTGACCACAATCCAAATCAATAAACAAAGACCGCAACTGCTTTACATTAGCAGTTTTTCTAGATTTCCCATCTTCAAACGTGGCTAGCGCATAGTAAGCGTTGTAGCCTTCGTTCTTTAAATTCTCTGCAACTGCCACAGCATCTTCTAGTGTTTTAAAGAATTTCTGTACGGGTTTGTCCGAATCCTTCTTTAATCCAACTATGCAGTAGTATCCTTCGTCGCCAAGGACTTGCTGTAAAAATTCTAAATTGTTCATAGCCACCTTTAAGGTGGGGGTACTCACGCAATGTGAAGGAGAATCATATCAACAATGATTGCATACAGGCTATTTAAGGTCGCCGAGCCGACCTGCGTTTTCCCCCCGTAAAACATTAATTAAGCATCATCCCATTCACCAATCAAACTCTCTAACTTAGGTTCGTTAGATACTTGAGCTTTCTTGGAAACTGCTTTCTTAGGTTCTTCAACTTCAACTTCTTCAACTACAGGTGCGGATAGTGCAGGTTTAGCTTTTTCCTTAACACCATCAGTCTGCGCTACAGTCAAAGTAATAGCCTGTACTGCTTCTTTAGAATCCTTAAGTTCTTGAATCTTTAAGAACTCTTCTTCGGTCACAGGACGCACAGGTTTAAATACCAACTTTGGTGTAGGGCTTGCTGTGTCAAACCGCATCTCAGTAACAACACCGGTAATGGGGGTACCGTGGTTCTTAAGATGGCGAGCATATGCCTGTAGAGGGAGCTTACCTTTCTCACCGTCACCGAATACGGAAGTTGGTGGCAGTACTAATTGGTAAACTTCTTCCTTATCAATCTCACCATCGATCACGACTGCGAGGCGCTGTTGATAACGGCAGGCACGGCTATCACCCTGACCAGAACCCTTAATGTTTTGCGCACAGTTTAAGCAGGTGGCTGACTGCTTATTCTTAACGGCTTCATCAGGTTTTTGGCTGTCGGATGACCAGCAAGTTGGGGATACGGCTTCACCTTCGGAGTAGCTTCCGCTATAGTAAATACGGGATACTTTCGGTGCAGCTTTAACAATAACTACATTCATTGAACGTTCTTCAGATACACGATATTCTTTACCGCCAATGAACTCACGGAATACTCCGCCTTTAATACTAATGCGACGTGCGCCTAAACCACCACCATCTTTTGTACCAGCAAGTGCGTTAGTTGCATCATCTGTACCTTTTAAGTAGGAAGGTAAACCACCTTTAAATAGAGCTAAATCACTCATTGTCATTCTCCTTAAATATCTTCGTCAGGGTTAAAATTTAATACCATTTGGGTTGATCCTGCAGGTGCTTGCACCGTTAGACTCCCATCTACTTCTTCTCTTACTAATTCTCCGCCGCTTAGTTTTCGTAGGGCTTGTTCTACTTCGCTAATCTTGAAACGGTATACACCGCCAATCTTCAGTGAGGGTACTAGGCTCTGACGAATCCATGCACGTACAGTCGAGATAGACACCGAAAAATGCTTGGCTACCCCTTCTATCGGGACAAAAGATTCTTCAACCATTTTTACTCCTTTTTATGGTCACGGAATACTCCATGTTTGCGTTAAGCCCCGGAGGAAGCAACTCGGGGTAGTCTTCTAAAAATGCCTTCATATTGGTTTGGTGCAACCGCTTCTCCAATAATTCAGGCACACCATGTTCAAGAATAAACTTGCCCATAGATTCCCAATCAGATGTTGAATATGTGGTACGTACAGTACGATACACTACACCCGCATTTGTCTTTAAACTTTCAGCGCCAATCTCTTTCATATGGTCAAGGATAGCAGTTTTAATAACCTTCATATCCTCTTCTATCTTGGCAATTTTTTCTTCTAATTCATGCGTTACTTCCGCCTTCTTTTCTCTCATCTTAATGTAGATTCGAGTCCACTTCTCAAGCGGTGATTCTACTTTTTCATCCATAATATTCTCCTGTTAAAGTTTATCTTAATCAAGTAAATCCTTGTAAAGATCAACTAATTTTGTATTATCAGTGATACGGTTGTCAAGCATTTTATACAAATGTTTTTCAGCGTTGCTTCCTTGCAACCTTACTACTGTAACTGGATGCTTTTGTCCGGCTCTATGCGCACGTGCATTAGCTTGTGCATATACTTCTAGGCTTGGTGTAGGACCCCACCAAACAACGGTATCAGCCGCCGTTAAAGTCACTCCATGTGCCGCCGCAAGAGGTTGGATAAGTAGGATGCGTGGGTCTGGAGTTTCTTGAAATTTCTTGAAAATCTCAGTGCGTTGATTATGGGCTACGTCGCCGTTGATAACAGCAGTTGTAAACCCATCGCTTTGTAGTTTTTCCGCAAGGATTTTAATTGTATTTTTAAATGGTACAAATATTAATATCTTTTGCTTTGTTTCATCAATCACTTCCCTTAACACCTTATAGCGGTTCTTAATATCAAATTCCAAGGTTTCCCCCGAATCCGAATACACTGCGCCACAAGATATTTGTAGTAGCTTGCTTAATCCCACTGCAGCGTTAACAGCAGTAACTTGCTCGCCTGAAGTCTGCATAACAAGTTGTCTGCGTAGCAGGTCGTAGTATTTTTTCTGTTGGGGCGTAAGTTCGACTTCCCTTGTGGTATACATTAGTTCAGGCAAATCAAGACACTCTTCTTTAGTGTACCTAATAGCTGGTTGTAATGCTTCAAATACTACCTTCTGCGCATCAGGTCTAACTACCCATTTAAACTGAGAAATCTTATACATCACAGAATCTTTAAACGCTGAGTAAAACTTAGGTACACCTTGTGGGTTTACTAACTTAGCCAAACCATATGCGTCTACCGGTGATTGTGCGGCTGGTGTACCTGTTAACATCCATAGCCATGTATCAGGCTTGAGGATTCGGTTTAGTGTTTTCCAACGTGTAGTCTGTGAATTTTTATAAGCGTTCGCTTCATCAATAACGATTAGGTCAAACCCACCATTAGCTATTTCTTCTTGCACAATTTCAACACCATCGTAATTGATAATGACAAACTCAGCATCGGAGTTAATAATTTTTGTACGCTTTTCTTTTGAACCGTGAGCAATATCTACATGGCGGTGCATAGCAAACTTAAACAGGTCGGCTCTCCATGCCGAATCCATAATAGATAGAGGGCAGATAACCAATACACGCTTGATTCTACCTACTTTCATTAAGTAATCAGCCGCCCAAATGACCGAGCCAGTTTTACCAGTTCCCTGTTCGTTTAGGCAGAAAGCTCTTGGGTTTAGTGTAAGGAATGACGCAGTATCTTTTTGATGTTCAAACGGCTTGTACATTCCGGGCCAGTTGTACTTACCAATAATAGGTGATGGGATGTTTTTTATTTGTAGGTTTCTTAAAACTCGTGCTTCATCCAAGCCCCAGTTAACAACCACTTGATTGTTACCGACTTGTTTACTCTTGGGTATAACCGTTGTAACCTTGTTAGGGTTACGCAAATTAAGCAACAATGCCTTGTTGTCTATGATTTCCACACATTCTCCAGCGAAGCGTTATCAGGTGAAAGTGGTCTCCCACTTCACCTTTGTAATTTTGTACTTCTAGTTTACTACTACTTCTTTAACTTTACAACCTTGCTTAACTTCTTCTCGCCTTTTTCTTTCTTAGTGGTTTCCCTAACTAAGTTGCTTTTACTATCTCTTTTAAAAGAACGATTACCGCTAGCGCTTTCAATGAAAACACCTTGCTTATTTGAACCACCCTTGTCTAATGCTTTGACGTGGGCTACATCTTTACCTTCACGGATATCCGCTTCTTTGTTTTTATTTTTATCAGGATACATCTTATCAATCGCACGTCTTGCACGTTGACGTTCCATCCGACGCTTCTCTTCGCCTCGGGCTTTTTGTTGTTCGTATTCTTTTTTATAAGGTCTTGGTTTGTTTACATACGGCATATTAGTTCCTTCCATTATGGGCGCACTCTAGCACCAAACAGTGCTTTCGGCAAAGTCCACTAGGGCGAGGATTCCATATATCATTCTCGTATGCAAACTTCATCTTGTTGTACTCTGCCAGCCACTTCTCCCACATTTTATCCTGATTTTTAGCGTTATACGAGTCCTTTATAAAGTTCTTACTTATAACGAAGAATAACGCACCTTTGACTACTTTAATATCAGGAAAATGCTTAAACATGGCAAGAGCCATCAGTTCTAGCTGGTCAGTATCGGCATACTTGGCAGACTTTCCAGTCTTATAATCTAGGCATCGTGCTTCTTCGCCATTGATTATGGCTAAGTCAGCTACCCCTCTCCACCAAACATCCTTATCTTTAAACCCACATGGCTCTAAGTTTTCAGTTAGTCCCATTTCTAGTTCGCAATGCTTCTCACCTTCTATAGCTTTGAGGGCATCTAACGATGGCTGAATAAAACTAAACTGTGGGGGTATAGATATGCCATCTCTGATGTATAACTCAGCCGCTTCGTGAAACTGTTTGCCATAAAGAATCGCATCTGTTGGTGGCTCTTTAACATCTTTAGCCACACGCAAATGGTAAAACTTTTTAGGGCATTGGTCGAATAGCTTAATGCTTGAGTATGACCATGCTGGGATTTTCATCAGTGTTCCCATTCGTCGTTGAAATCGGCACTTTCAAGAATAATACGCTTGGCTCTTTCTAGTAACCATACCATCAATGCTGAGTCACCTGTAGAAGATACTAAGCGTTCAGCCCCTTCTTTAGTGTATCCAATAACAATAGCACATTCATATATGCCTCTGTTACCATCAAACAATTCATCGGGATCAATGTCACCCCGAGTATCACCTGTAAATGGAATTACTTTATCAGTCATTTGTCTCTGCCCAAGTTCTAACTGCGTTACCCATCAATCTCATTTCTACTTGTGCATCTATGCAATGCTCGTATGCTTCTTGAAACTTACCTTTTAACAAGGCATTGTGTGCTTCTTTAATGTTTTTCATTGCTTCTAAATAGTATGTTGAATATTCCACTTTAACAATCTCCGTAACTTTTTCCATAACCTGACTCACAATTTACTGGCAAGCCTTCCGCCCAATCGGGTGTATTACGCATACAACTTTCGATATAGGCTTGAGCTTCGTTAACCTCTGCTTCCGGCACAATACATGCAATAGCATCATGCACAGTAAGAACCACGTCATACCTCTTTGCAATCTCCAACATCTGCTCACCAATAATGCAACGAGCGATTGCTTGACAGACGTTCTCTATAACTTTACCACCATAAATCTTATTCCACCCATAACGAGTTTTGTACTGATACTGCGTTTTGCCATCCTCTGATACTTGTACTAACTTGTCGTAACGCATTAACAATCCGCTTGGTAATCTAATTCCTCTTTCATTAGGGTCTACACTAAGTACACCTTCTTTACCTAAAGATGTTGACATGTCTTTAGTTAACCCTTCTAGGGCCAGATGCCCTTGGCGCCATAACGCAGTAATGAATGGATATGTTTCTCGGTATACTTGTATGATATGTCGGGCTTCCTCTTCTTCAATTTCCACATTGAAAGTCTTAAGTTGGGCTTTGAATTTCTGCGCCCCCATGCCGTAGCCAGCTCCGAGGATTGTCGTTTTCCCCACAAATCGTTCTTGCGCCGTAACTTCTTCTTGACTCTTGCCATATATAGCTGAAGCCATGATTTTGTAAACGTCCTTGCCATCTCTAAAAGCCTCCACTAAATCGTCTTGTCCAGCTAGCCATGCCAATACTCGGGCTTCAATTTGGCTAGAATCGGCATCAATTAACATGTAACTTTCGGGTGCTACGATAGCCTTCTTTAACTTACCGCCGTTTGCACCACGGCTAGGTAGGTTCTGCAAGTTTAGGTTGTCACTACCACCCCACCGTCCTGTATGCGCCGCATAATATTTCAGGGGAACTGGCATCAAACCTCGTTTGGAAATCCCAATAAATCTTTCTGTACGAGTTTCTTCTAGCGTAGACTTTGTACCTAACCGAGCCGCTACTAAAGCCTGAACACGGATATCTTCATGCTCCATCAAAGCCTTAAACTCTTCATCGTTTTTGGCAAAGGCGAATGTTTCTTTTCCGTTGGCAGGGCTGATCTTGGTTGGAGGTATCACACCAAAACCTTTTAATAGTTCCGCAAACTTGGGGTTACTCATCAAGTCATCTTTGTCAGCGTTAGCTTCTTGTAGTAACTTCTCTTTCTTGTCTTTTATATCAGACAAGTGCATCTCAAGTAAGTTAAGGTCTAGGTCTAGTTTGGGTTGACAGAACATACGCAAGGTCAGGTCTATCAGCTTCATTTCCTTTTTAGGAAATCCTTTGTTAATCATTGTGTTGAACAATTTGTATGTAAGCTCTACATCATTGACGCAGTAATCGCCATACCTAGAAAGTTCTTCCTCTGAAAAATCTACCCTGTTTTTGCCGGCAGCTGATTCAACCTCATTACCCTTAACACCTAGATTGTATCTTTCAGCAAGTGCGCCGAGGCTACCGCCAACTTCAACACCATGCAAGGCACGACCCATACACAAGGTATCGGCATAGACTTTAGGATAAATACCGAAGCGCTCCCCCAGTATAAATCCGTCGAACATCATGTTGTGCGCTACGCACATTGAGTCTTTCCAAGGAAAAGTTTGTAGCCACACCAGTAATTCTTTGTGCGTTCCGCTAGCCCATTCGGTTTCGTTGCCGTTTAATTTGACCGCAACTCCAATGACCTCAAACCTATCGCTTCGGACATACTCTTCGGTAGTAAGTTTACTCAGACTATATACAGACTTTTCATAGAATGTTTCAAAGTCAATCGTTATAAAGTTCACTTATCTTGTGCCTTTCTTAAATGCTGGCTTTGCCAAACAAAACATATTTAATCGGAAAAATAACTAAACGAATCAATCTACCAAATACAGATGAACCGCCTGATGTATCAAATTCAATCGTATATTCTTTAATTACGGGCTTCATTTCTCTTGTGCCTTTCTTAGTAACATAATGCAATCCTGTGCATCGCTAGATGCCTCGTCATGCCCAGTTTCACGCAATAAATCTTCAGCCCATTTCAAAGTGCCTATTAGTTTCATCTTTTCTGTATGTGTAAGGTTTGTTATTCTTGCTTTCTTAAATGCTTCTTTCCAACGAATTAGTTGTTCTTTCTTCCATTCCTCACGCAACTCATAGTCAAAACGCAAAACACCTTCATCAGTTTCGCAATAGTATTCAAAGGCTTCGTTCATTTCTCTTGTGCCTTTCTTAGTGTTCGCCAGACAGTTCAAGTTGTAGATTACCTACTAAGCCTTCCCTATCAACTATGTTATGGGTGCAGTTTTCAAAGGCTTCATATAATTTTTTACGCAACTTTAGTATTTCTTGTTGGTTATAGGTAACTATTTGACAAGTAAATTTCAATTCAATTTCTTTAGCTTTCATTTCTCTTGTGCCTTTCTTAGTATTGCTCTGCCCAATTCAACAGGAAAGTTTCTCCAACCACCATCGGATTTTTTAGATTCTGTTAAAGCAAAGTCTTGCTCCACAGTTCTAAACAC